TTACTCCAGGCTTCTATAACGCTATTAAGAAAGAAATCACTACCAACGTTCTAGCTTCCGGCTACAATGATAAGCTTATTGGCCGTGGCTTCGTTGGCGAACTCGATGGCGTGCCAGTAGTTAAGGTTCCTACTAGCTACTTCCCAGCTAAGACTGACGCTATTATGGTTCATCGTGATGCCCTCTTAGGCGTAGACCAGATTAAGACTACTCGTATCATCTCTGACTCTGAGTTGGTAGACGGTAAAGTCCTTGTCGGCCGCTTCATTTACGATAGCTTTATCCTTAACGGTAAAAAGAAAGCTGTCGCTTCTATTATCCACGCTTAATTTACGCAGGATATTCATTAAGCCCCCAAGTGCGCATAGGGGGCTTTTTGGTGCCTAAATATGGTATAATTGTGATAACTGGCGGTGCGCGTACATATTAAATGGACGCAAACTATAACCTTAGCGGCCTGATCAACCGCGTAAAAGTACGACTTGATGATGAGGAGTACTCAGACGATACCATAACGCAATTCTTAAATGATGCGCTTTTTGACGCTTTAGGCGAGGCGCACTACCAATTCTTAGAGAAAATCTACCATGCGGCCACGCAAGAGCCAGGCATATTGCCACTACCGCGCGACTTCCAGACGGTTATTAACCTAACGGCCAAGAACGATAAGAGCGTATGGCCTATGCGCTATATGGCTTACGACGAGTTTTTAGACCACGATAAACACTCTGGCGTTAAAAACTACCGCTTTACCATTTTTGGCGATAAATTACTCTATACCGTGCCGGATATTAAGGACGACGAGGACGAGGACGGCGAGGAACGTTTTTATAGCCTCACGCTTTACTATCTAGCCAAGCCATTACCACTTAGCGAGCCAACAGATGTACCAGTTATACCTTACGAGTTCGGCGAGGTACTAGTTATGGGCGCCTTAGCGCGAGCTGAACGCTTGCGCGATAACTTCGACTACGCGGCTATCTATGAGAATAAGTACGACGAGCTAGTAACTAATATGAAACTACGCTACTGCCCACGCCAACTTACCGGCGAGAACAGAGCTAAACTGCCAGTAGCGGAAAGATTGAGGCACTAAATGGCAGACTTACCATCAATCTTAGGGGGCATGGCGCAGGGCTTCCTAGACTTTGGCAAGAGCGCGGTAGACTTATTCGGAACTGGTGGAGCGGCTATTGGTGATCTAGCAGACACTATTAGGACCGGCAAAGTATCCACTAAGAATCAAGACGATTTTAGGAAATGGCTATACAATACCGACTCGGTGCAAGATGCAGCCGCTAAAGGCTTAGGAACAGCCTTAAACGGCGCACAGACGGTGGCAGACTATATACCAGGCATCGGAGCCGTTACTAGAAACCCACTCTTTAACGCTGGACAGGGAGCCTTAGGCGGTCTAGCGGACGAGTTCAAGACTTACGGTAAAGATTATGACTTAGGACGAGCTGGCGAGCGAGCAGCGGTTAGCGCTGGTGCTGCTTTAGCATCAGGGAGCCTAGGCGATGCACTCAAGAAAAGCGCTAACCCATTACTATCTAGCGGTGCCGTACAAGGGCTTGCAAGGGGCGCTACAGGCGGCGCAATAACTGGAGGCGGTTATGCAGCCATTGACGGCGGCGACGTTATGCAGAGCGCGCTACAAGGCGCCGGAACAGGTGCTTTAATTGGTGGCGCTACTGGAGCTATGCAAGACTTTATGCCAAGAAAAGCTACTTACGATATGGCGCTAACAGACGACGAGCGCGCGGCCAGAATAGCTAACGCGCAAAAACAGATAGACGATATAGGGCCAGTATCGAGATTTAGCAATAACCCAGATGATATAGCTAAAAGAGCGAGAATTAGCGAGCTACAAGGCAATATCCGAGCATACCAGAACGGTTACGACACGGCACAAGATTATGCCGACGCTATGGCGGCCAAAAGAGCCAATAGAGCCAATACCCAGAGCGATACGGCCACCCAGGGCCAAGTCTATGCGCCTAATATGGGCGAGATGGAGTACGGCGCGCCGGTACAAGAAGGCTACACGCGTTTATACCGCGGTATGACGCAAGAGTTCGACCCACAATACAACCGCAACGCTATGGATAATATGAACGGCTACGAATCGTGGACTGATAATTACGACCTAGCTAACAGATACGGCGACGGTAAATATGTCTACTCTATAGACGTTCCTACTAGCCGAATAGCTAATAGCCTCTACGACGAAAACCCTAACTCTGCTACTTATGGCGACAGAAGCTTTATTGCATCTATAGAGAAGCCGGCTAGCATAGACGGTATAACTGGCAACGAGTACCTGCTAAATACTAATGACGAGTTACGGAGCGGCCTAACTTATAACAGGGTTAATGCCCCTAAGGCCCTTGAAAATACTCTAGCCGACGCAGATATGGCAGTAAATAGCCCTAAGCCGACCCCGGAACAAGAGGCTTATTTTAAGGATAGTGTCGTGCGCGACAGCAACGGCAACTTAATGCCTGTATACCACTCAAGCCCGAATAAGTTTACAGAGTTCGACGACGCAAGACTAGGTAACAATACCGCCTACGACAACACGGCTTTTGGACACTTCGTTACCAACGATAGAGATTTTAGTAGCAGATTCCGAGATATAGACAACAGGGGTATTGACGGTTATACAATGGAGCTATACGCGGATGTAAAAAACCCAATTACGCACCCGTATATGGCAAGCGGCAAGTACGATGGGGCAGACCTGGACAATATCGTAAAAAGGTATTATGAAGCCACCGACAACCCAGAGGGGCTAGCGGCCATAAAAGATTGGGCGGACGAAAGCGGCCAATCTTTGTACGAGGCCTATATGGATATGACGGTGGACGAGAACCCATTTGATGCGGCAGCGACAGAGCGCGACTTGTTGCGTAATAAGGGATACGATGCCGTAGAGTTTGTCGAGGGGCTTAAGAATGAGCTTGTAGACGGCAGCACGGATAAGACGCCAATATCGTCTTACGCCGTGTTCAATGGCAGCCAACTGAAAGATATAAACAACCGCAGACCAACTGTCGACCCAAATATACTCCGTGGGTTATTGCCGTTCATTGGCTTAGGAGGGCTAGGAGGCGCCTATATGGCTAGCCAAAATAACGATAAAGAAAAAGAGGTAAAGTAGCATGGCGGTAAAATCGAACTTTACAGGACGCAATATACCGAGCCTAACGGCCAAAAAATCGCAACCTATGACTACCAACTTCGCTAGAGGTATCTATACCTACAAGCCTAACGACACGATGGACTCTAGCGAGGTTAGACTAGCTCAAGATGCGCGCTTTGACCGCGTAGGCGAGTACGGCACCAGATTGGGATATAAGCAACTATGCGAGCCTATTGGCAAGACGCAACTATCATACAACGGCGACGGTAATATGTCGCTTGTACCGGCTAGCCAAGTGAACCCTTGCGAGTTTACCAGCGAAGGCAATAACCTTATCTACTCTGTAAAGGTATATGTTAGGAAGGCGTCTGGAGACACGAGCTATGTAGTGCCAAAGGTTACGCTCAGTATCGACGGCGAGGAAGTAGCCAGCTCGTGTATCAATCCAGAAACATTATCTAGCCTAACCCATGAGGTAGTGTTTAATAACTGCCCTAACCTATTTGGCGGCGAGAAATTAACGGTTAGCCTAGGAGTGCAGACTGGCTCGCTAGACGCTCTAGAGGCGCGCGTAAACGGCGCCGGTCAGTTGTTATGTTATACGTACACCGCAACAGAGGGCAGCGTAGGAAATGTTTTCGAGGCTAATATAGACGGCGATAAGTCTATACTCTTTACCTTTAACGGCACTTTATACTGGCAAAATAGCGCCGGAACTGTAGCGAGTATCCGAACTTTACCGGCTGGCGTAACCAAGGTGCGCTTTAGCCAAAACCTTAACACCATCCGTTATGTAGATGGTAAAGAGGCGCCGCACTTATTGACGCCGACAGTATCTGGTGGCGTAGTAACGGCATGGGTAGATACTGCTATAAATGTAACAGATTTGCAGACCGACACGCCGCTTAATGTTACGATGTCTAACATTATGAACGGCACCGCCGACAACCTTATATACTTTGCGACCGAACCAGACACCGAGGCGCTATGGACTTATCCGTATGGCTACTCTTTCGCTAAAAGCCCAGCCTTTAGCACTACTGCCACAATTCAAGGCAACCCAGGCGACACCCTAACCATCAACAGCTCGACTATCACGCCAAGTGGTATAGCCGTAGGCGACTGGATAACCGGACAAGGCACTAGCACGGCCGAGGTAACGGCCATATCTGGCACTACTGTTAGCCTAAGAATCGTAGATACGACACCGCAGACTATCTCTAGTTATGACAAGTTTAGCGTCGATTTTTACCAGAACTTCCCAGCCATTTTAACTGGCGATCCATTAACTGCTATGTTCAACCTAGGTGGTGTGCTTTACTTTATGACTAAGCGCAATAAGTACCAGATGTATAGCCAGAGTGCCGATAGCTGGACGCAGAGCGCGTCTAACGCCCAAAATGGCACGTTCAGCCAAGAGTCCGTAGTATGCGACCTTAACTATGCCTACTTTGCAAACGATAATGGTATATATATCTTTGATGGGGCTAGCGAGTCTAGCCTAACTGAAAACTCTATACAGAACGTTTACGACGCTATACCAAATAAGGAAAGCATCGTACTAGACCTCTATAAGAACCGTCTATACGTATACTATCCGAGTATCGAGGGAGGCGTGAACGACCACTGCCTAGTCTATAACATCAACCTAAAAGTCTGGGAGTCTTTCGACTCTAACACATGGGTTAGCGCCACTAGCGCGCGCCAGAACGCATCTAGTCGCTTTATATGTGGTCATAGCCGCGTAGGTATGCTCATGCTCAACGAGTCCGTCGCAGATAACGACTACTCAGACATGGGCCAAGCTATAGCCTTTAATCTCGAAACTAGCTACCAGCACTTTGGTACGACTAGCCAACAGAAACGCATCTCAAAATGGCGTCCTCAATTCGCAACTACCACGCAGCCTTATACTATAGAGTGTGGCTATTCGCTCGATTATACCGACCAAGTAAAGTACGCGTTTAGTATCGACCTATTGCGCCAAGTACCAGTCATAACCAATCATGTATGGGATAACCCTAGCGACTATGGCGTACCGGCAATTCCGACACGCCATACGACAACACCAAAAGTAAACGGCGAGTTTTACCGCTGCCAGATACGCTACCAACATATAGCAGCTTTTGAGCCAGTTATATTCCGTAGCCATACACTAACCGTAGAAACGCAAAGGATAAGATAATGCCTAACCGCTTTACGCCTATCAACAGCAAACAGGATACGCAAAAGGCGCTCCAGACTATCAACAACAACTTTATGATGCTGGATGCCGAAACGTACGCTAAAACTATCTCTAACGGCAAAAATAGCCAGATGGTAAGCGGCAAGCTGCCTAATGGGCGTTATGGCGAGGTGTTTTACGATGCTGGCGGTATGCCGCGCATTTTGATTGGTCAAGCGCCAGGCGACGGCCGACCTGGTATATGGATAACTAAAGAGGGGTTTAACGTACTAGATGAGGTTAAGTAATGTCTAGGCTAGCGACTATCGACCATTTTATATTCGATAGTGATTTTCCGGCCGATATGATTACGTATTACAAGACGGATAGCTTTACCATACCAGCTAACGGTACCGGTACAAAAACTTATAACCACGCGCTAGGATACGCGCCGCTATGCTTCGGTGTATGGGCGACCGCTCAAGACTTTAGCAATTCGCGGCCTCTATCTGATGGCTACTTCAGCACGATAGTAAGCTCGACTACCAGCCAAGTTAAGCTCGAATACGACTTTGGCGCCAAAGGCACGCCCACTAACATCTATTTACGAATATATGGCTACCCACCATCGACTTATACCGGCTTTTGTCCAGCTACGGCTCAGAGTTCTAAACCGTTAATCTTGAATACTGACGATAACTACTCGCCGCTCATCTTTGAGGGTGCCTTTACCACTAAGACTAATTCGAGTGTCTCGACTCTAAAGACGGTGGAGTATAACGTTACTGATTTCTACCAAAAACAGACTGATACGGCCAATCACTTAACTATCTACCACTCTTTGCCATATCGGCCACGCGTTATGCTATGGAGTACGATAAACGGTACTACTAAGCCAGCATCTAGTGCCACTTTTGATTACTGGAGCGGTGCCGCTACTACACGCTATCCAAGTTGCAGCTTTTACGATGGCGGGATAGCCATACCGCTAGGCAGCGGCTATTCTGGCGAGGATATTATAACTACACACGTGAGGGTCTACGCATGAGTAATAAGAATCTAAGGGTAGCGAGGTTAATCTTTAGCTCAGACTATATGCACATGGCTAACGATAAGAACGCCTCAAAAACTATAACCATCCCCCCTGTAACGATAAATGCTGACGTAGCTACGGCTTATGGAAACGTTGACGTTACCTTACCGGTGCCTGCCGGCTCTATCTCGCGATCTATCATCGAGTATAAAGGGGTAAACGTTTCTACTAGCAGCTATATGCTCAGTAACGGCTCTTTAACGGTATTCGAGTCATTTCAGAAGTTTTTTAGATGGGAAATATTCTGGTATAGGATAAATGCTACGCAAGTACGTTTTGACTATTACATTATTAGGTACCCGAACACTACTAGCAGCGCCATAACCACGCCATCATTAACTTTTACAATACACCAACAGTATCTTAAAGCTCCGAGCTAAAGTATGTTATAATAACAGTAATTTTGGCGTTGCGTAGTAGATACGCATGGCGAACTTAGAAAAGATTATGGCTGAGACGTCGAAAAGCTACGACAACAGCCGTAAAGCTTTGAACAACCAGATAAACGCTATATCTGGCGATCTAGCCGCGCAGCAAAACCGCATAAA